GCTGAAGCGGATCAAATCGTTTCACCAATTAGTTCATTCTCATCTGATACAGCTTCTTTGGTTTATGCTCCATCTACAAGCTACACGTTAAGTACACTAGCAAATGCGCCAGTTGGGACATTCATCACATTTACTGCGACTGCGGGTGCAAATACTCAAACTCAAACAACTACAGCTCCAACTCAGTCAGTTAGTGATATGAACGTAAATGGTATTCAAATCACAGGAAGAGGATTCAACCAAACATCTACGGCTGCAGCACCTTCAATTGTTGCTATTCAAATCGGCAAAGGGTTTAAAGGCGTTCAAGTAAATGGATATAGAACAACTAGTAAAACGGGTGTAGTTTCTTTAGATAACCAAATTGTGAACGTAAGTATCAATACAGGTCTTTCATTAAAAGATTATAATGAAAATACAGGTGTTTTAATATTAGATGCTGCACTAGATAGAGCAGGAAGCACAAATAATAGATATTTTATCAATGATGATTTTGCTAATGCTACCTTATCAAGTGCTTACTTAGTAATTAATGCTTCTAAGTCTCCAACTCTTGCGGCTGTTCCTCAATTACAGCCAAGAATTGCTTATCTACAAGACGTTAAATCAGTGGGAACAGCTGGTGGCTCATCTGTTACTGCTACTTGGTCAACGAGAACACTTAATACATTAGTTGATGACACTGGAATAATTACATCATTAACATCAAATCAATTTATTTTACCTGCGGGAACTTATGATTTCTTAGCATCTGCTCCATGTTTTAATTCTAATGCTCATAAATTAAGAATAAGAAACATTACTGATTCAACTACTTTATTGGTTGGATCAAAGGCGTACATGGGATCAGGTCAAACTGATTCAATTCTTGAAGGTAGAATTACTTTAACATCTGCAAAAACTCTCGAACTTCAACATTACGTTTCAAGTGGTTTTGCTACTCAAGGATTCGGAGTAAGTGATTCAACATCAGAGAATGATATTTTTGCTCAAGTTAAAATTCAAAAAGTAAAATAGAGGTAAGATATGGATATAATGTTATTAATTGAAGAGTATTTAAAACAACATGAAGCTGATCGTCACGAAGACGACAGTTTAAACGTGTGTGATGGTTCTATTGTTCGTTGGGACTTCAAGAACATTTTGCAGCCGTCAATGGAAGAACTAGAGGCATTACAAGAAAGCGTTCAAACTAAGATGGATCAAGAGGCGATTAACAAAGAAGCTCTTGAGTTTTTGGCAGCAAGCGACTTCAAAGTACTTCGTCACATTAGACAAAAAGCTTTAGAACAAGAACTTAGCTTGTCGGAAGAAGACTACTTGGCTTTAGAGCAACAACGTGCTGACGCTGCTGCAAGGATCGTAAAATGATTAAGTCTAAAGCGCAACAAAGATTAATGTACGCAGCAGCACAAGATCCCGAAGTTGCTAAGAAAACTGGAGTATCTCAAAAGGTTGCTAAAGAGTTTATCAAATCTACGCCAAAGAATCGTTTTAAGAAATTAAAAGAAAAACTTGGCTGTAAAAAATGTTCAGAATAATATGAAATTTAAAAAACTGCGTGAGCTTTTATCTTGTAACTCTCCAAAAAAATCTACTAGACCGGGGAAAAAGAAAATGGTAAAAGCTTGCGAAGATGGAAAAGAAAAAATAGTACACTATGGAGCAGAAGGGTATAAGCACAATTATTCTAAGGAAGCTAAGAAATCATTTAGAGCTAGACACACTTGCGATCAAAAGAAAAGTAAGTTGAGTGCTCAGTATTGGGCTTGTAAAGATCTCTGGGGAAAAACTAAAAAAATAGGCGACAAATAATGTTAGAAAAATTAAAAGCTAAACTAAAAGAACTACAAGAGCAAGGATTCCCTATTATATTCTTAAGAGATCCCACAACTAAATTACCTAGCGTATCTCTTACGCTATTGATAATTTCGTTTACTATGTGTATGCTTTCTTTACTAAATAAGTTCGCTAAAGTTGTAGATGGTGTTGATATTGAAAACACTTTAGAATTGTTAATCATCTGTGCTTCATTGTATTTTGGAAGATCTTTATCCAAGAAAATAGAAAAATAAGGAGTGAACTATGAAAAGTTATGACGATATTAAACTCAACATAATTGTTCCAGTTAGTTCTGCTGGTGTTCTTGACGTTTATGATATTTCGGATGAAACTAAACTCAGAATTATCGTAGAAAATGCCGGAGTATTAAACACAGTTATTGTCAGCGGAAGAATCATAGGTCAGACTGGATTTACTGAATTAAAAACTGTCGTAGGATCAAGTAATACTTTGGTTAATATTTCAAGTTATGACCATATTAAGATTGAGTGTACTGTATATGAATCTTTGAACTCTAGTCCGATAAAGGTAATTGCTGCGTCTTTTAGTAATGCCGGAGGGTCTGCTATTGAATCAATAGATGTTCCTTCCGGCGACGACCTAGCTGACGTTGATAAACTAATATTTTCATCAAGCGATGGTAGTGTTATAATTACAGGAAATAGTACAACTAATACGGTAGATTTTACTGTAGACCCTTCGGTAGGAGCAGTAACTTCGGTTAATACTCAAACTGGAGATGTGGTTCTTACTAAAAGCGGTTTAGGTCTTAGTGATGTCGATAACACTTCAGACATTAATAAACCAATAAGCAGTGCTACTCAAACTGCATTAAACGGGAAAGAGCCTTTAATTACTGGTGGAACGACTTCTCAGTATTGGAGAGGGGATAAATCTTGGCAAACTCTCGATAAGTCTTCAGTAGGTTTATCAAACGTAGACAATACAAGCGACGCTAACAAACCTATATCAACAGCCACTCAAACCGCATTAAATGCAAAACAAAATACTTCTGAAAAAAATCAACCGAATGGATATGTCGGATTAAACGGATCTTCAAAAATTGATTCCAGCTACTTGCCGTCTTACGTTGATGACGTGTTGGAGTTTGCCGATCTTTCTTCATTTCCCTTAATTGGTGATGCTGGGGTTATTTATTTAGCACAAGATACTAACAAAATATATAGATGGTCTGGAGTGAGTTACATTGAAGTTTCTCAAGGTATTACCGATCACACTTTATTAAATAACATAGGTACAAACACTCACGCAGATATTGACTCTCACATTGCTAGTACAGCTAATCCACACAGCGTAACAGCCGGTCAAGTTGGATTGGGTAACGTAGACAATACTTCAGATTTAAACAAACCAATTTCAACTGCTACGCAAAACGCATTAGATCTAATCACAGATGTTAACTGGACAGGCGATTACAATAATGGTACGACTTATGCTGTCGGTGACGGTGTAATGTTTAATGGCGCATCTTTTAGAATGATCAATTTTATAGGAGCTGCTGGATACCCACCCCCTGCTTATCCGGGAAACTGGCTTCAAGTTACAGACTATGTTTCTCCTAATGATATAGGTCTTGGTAATGTTGACAATACTTCAGACTTAGATAAACCTATTTCAAATGATACACAAGATGCTTTAGATTTAAAAGTAGATAAAGCTGGCGACACTATGACAGGTCCACTTAATGTGACTGATCTGTCTAAGAATGTTCAATTTTCAGTATCTGGATTGAACTCAACCTCTACTATTGAAATCCGTTCAGATAATCAAACTTTGCAACCGAGTGGAGATGTAAAACTCACTACTGGAGATGTTCAAGATTCGGATTATGCTGGATCTATCTATTTAACTGGTGGAGAAAACGTAGATGGGAATCCTGCAAATATTATACTAACAGCAGGACAGTCTGTTGGAACTGGAGCAAACGGTTCAATTATACTTGATTCTAAAAATGTTGTATACTTAAATCAAAACGCAACTGGTTCAATTGACGCTAGTTCTCATAGAATACAAAATGTTGAAGATCCACAAGCAGATCAAGATGCAGCAACTCGTAAATGGGTTGATGAAATGTCTGCTATTGATAATGTGATCTTTACATCACCTACTGCCAATGCTGCTATTGCTGATGGTAGTTTAAATAGACCTTACGCAACAATTGCAGCAGCTCTTACTGTAGCTGTGAATAACAATGTGATTGCTCTATTACCGGGAACATACGCAGAACCTACTGTAGTAATTCCTTCTTCGTTGTCATATTTTTCAATCCAAGGCTTTTCCGCCATAAACACGATTGTACTAAACGGAATGTCGTATATTGCCCCAGCGTCAAATATAGATGTGTCTTTTCAAAAAATTAATATAGGAACTTTAACATTAAACGCATCTAGCGCAATAAATGGACTGGTAACTTTAAAACAAACTGTTGTTGAATATAATAGACAGGACACTAACAATAACGTATTTTCTATAACAACAGAAAGTACTGTTACTGGTGGAACAATTGCTGGCGGTAATAATAATTTTAGCGAATGTTTACTAACTGTATCACTAGATGTTAATGACGGTCTTGTAATTTTTGAAAATACTAAATTTATAGCTAATGTTGAAGCCTACGGAACATCTCTTATTCGTATACTAGATTGTGAACTTTTAGGAGCCACAGAATTTGTAAATGGTAACACAGTTTTAATAAACAGTCCATCTATAGAAATAGATACAGCTTCAGACGCTCTAGGTAATTTAACTGGTAATTACACAAAAATATTACTAGCTAATATACCATTAACTAACATAACTCAATCAAGCGCAACACCGGGTCAAATAATTTCTTGGAATGGATCAGCGTGGGTTCCTACAACAGCATCCTTTTCGTCTGCTTGGGGATCAATCACTGGAACTCTATCAGCACAGACAGATTTACAATCAGCTTTAGACGATAAAGTAGCTAAGGCTGGCGATACTATGACCGGCACTTTAGATTTTGATTTCTCAGCAGGACCAATAACTAGCACAATTACTATAGCCGATGATAACATAGTAATTGCATATCAAGACCCATCCGGTCCAACCGACTTTACTACGGACATAATTGGTGGAAATGTTTCAACAATTAATAATACTACTGGAGCTAACACAAGTGTTGATCCGGGAAGTATCTTTTTGTACGATGACGGAGTTGGGACTGCTCACATTCCTACTGTAGACGCAGAAGTTACTACTAAAAAATATGTTGACGATCAAGACGCTTTAAAAGAAGACGTAGCTAATAAATCTACAGACGGTACACTTGCTAGTAATTCAAATACTCTCTACCCATCAGAACAAGCAGTTAAAACATACGTAGATAATCTATCCTTTAATGTAAATCAAGTATACTTAGATACAAAAGAACCAACAGGATTTGTAAATAGAAATCATTCTACGATATCTTTTGATGATGCTAGTCGTACTTTTACAATTCAACCGACGTCTGGATCGTTTGATGTTTACATCAGAGGTACAAAATACATTAAAATTGTAGCAGAAAATACGGTAATTTCTACTACAAATGGTAATCATTATATTTACTATAATGCTAGTGGGGCTCTAACCAGCACTACAATTTTTACTTCCGATATTATTGAACAGTACGCTTTTGTAGCAATTGTATATTGGAACTCTGATACTGGAACTCACACTTACTTTGCGGAAGAAAGACATGGTATCACCATGGACGGGGTAACTCATTCATATCTCCATACCATTTTCGGTGCTAGATACTTAACTGGTCTAGCGTTACAAGGCTTTACTGTAGACGGAGCTGGTAACTTAAATACAGAAGCACAATTTACTGCAGATGGCGGTAATATTAGAGATGAAGATATCCTTCATGAATTGCCACCACAAACGCAAATTCCTATCTATTATAGACAGGGACTTTTGTGGCGAAAGAAAACTGCCGACGCTTATCCTGTTATTTACAGCGGTTCAGCCGGATATACGGGAGCAAACGGTAGGCTTCCTTTTAACGAATTTACAGGAGGGGCTTGGCAATTAACTGAAGTTCCATCTCTTGACTTTGTTTTAGTTCACTTGTTTGCCACTAATGATATAAATAATCCTATCGTAGGTATCCAAGGGATTGCTTCGTATCCAACAACCTCCTCTGCAAGAACTAATGCAAACTTAGAAATATCTACTTTAACAGGTTTACCGTTTGCCGAGTTCGTTCCGATTGGTAGCGTTATTTTCCAAACAGCTACGGGCTATACAAATGCCACCAAGTCTAGAGTTCGCTCTACTGACACTGGTGCGGACTATGTTGATTTTAGAGGGACACAGCTTTATACTCCAGCCGGAGAAGCTTCATCTCACGGTTTGTTATCCGGTTTAAGTAATGATGACCACGCACAATACCATACAGATGCTAGAGGGGATGCTAGGTATCAGTTAAAGTCAGCCGGAGATATATCTGAGACTAGTTTTTTATTAACTAATAATCAAGCAGTTGCAGCAAATATAACAGGATTAGCTTTTAACAATGCTGTTACTAGATCTTTTACAGCTTTGATATCAATATACATAAATGCAACATCTTCACTATACGAACAAATCACAATAGAAGGTATTCAGAAAGGTTCTAGCTGGGATATATCGGTTAGTAACGTAGGTGATAACTCAGGTATATCTTTTTCGATAACTAATGCCGGACAAATACAGTACACGAGTATTAACTATACGGGATTTGTATCAGGAGTAATTAAGTTTAGAGCAATTACTACTAGCGTATAACTATGGAAAAAAACTATAAACCATCTACATTAGACTACACTAACGCCATAACGTCTTCTCATAATGAAGAAGCAAAAGCGTTGAATGTAATAGCCGTAAATAGTTTGGTTCCTGTTAGATTTGGAAAAGTAGAGCTAGAATATATCACGTCTGGAAATGGGGAAGGTGAAGTAGGAAAAGCTGATTATTACTCTAATGGCGTATATCAAGAAACAAGAGTTGTTACTAGAGGGGACAAGCTAGGGACAGCACACAAAACAATTATAAATTTTATACAAAAAACTCCAGCTTCTTTAGACGGAAAATGCTTTGTTATATATGATGATATCGGTGCTGTAAAAGTTTGGTTCAATGTTGACTTCGGAAGCATAGAGCCTACTGTTCTTGGAACATATAGAAGCATCGCTGTTAATATACTATCGTCACATGATCACGAAACCATAGCAAACAGAACAGCTTTAGCTCTAGACACCGATTCTGAGTTTTTAGCTATTAGTAAATTATACTATGTTATAGCATCTAGTGTTTCGGTTGGGGTTAAGCAAGACTCCTATGATAAAGATACAGGAGCGTACATAAAAAATACAGCAGGAATCGAGCCTATAACGCTAAATAGCACTTACTGGTTTATTAATTCAGCAGCAAATGCAAATCAATATTATGTATGGTATAATGTAAATGGTAGCGGGATCGACCCTTTGATTTCTGGAAAATCTGGAATAACGGTAACAATATCAAGTGGTTCAACAGCAGAACAAGTAGCTATTGCTACTAAAACAGCTCTAGACGGCACAGGGAAATTTCTAACAAATATAAGTAGCGACACCCTTGTAATTATTAATAAAATTATAGGAGTTACGGATCTTGCAAAAGAGAACAATACGGGGTTTTTAATCTTAGTTGAAAAGGCAGGAGAAAATAGAGAGCTTCTTGTTAGTTTGATTATGACATACGATGTAAATTGTAAAATTTTAGCAGTAGAGAGAATATAGTGGGAATTTTATTTAACCCAATTACAGCACAATTTGAAACAAACTCTTGCCAAGGTGGAGGCGGCTCTACTGGTAGTATTATAACAGGAACAGACGACGGTACTTTAACGGGAACCCAATACGTTTTTGTTAATAATATTTTCAAGCAAATCTTATCAGCAGAAGATAGAGTAGAGCAATATACCTATGCAGATGCTGGAACTCGTAACGAAAGAATTACAATGATTGAATATAGTAGCGCAACTGTACATTCTGGAACCGTTGCAAAAAAAACAATTTCGTACACTTTAACAGGAAATTCGTATACAGTAACTAACATTACTCGAAGCTTAGTATAGGAGAAATAAATGAAATTATTAGATGCAAATCTTTTAACAAGCGTAGGAACATCCTACGATCAGACAAGAACAACTTTAGCAGGAAGAGTCACACAAAGAACAATTGACTCTAAACCAGTTTTAGGTCCATCTCCAACTAGATTTCTTGACGTATTTAACGACTCTACTATAGCTCCAATTACGACTATGTTTGCATCAGATAACGGTCGTATTTTTATGATTGGAGCAATTACTGGGGGTGCTATTCCAGTTATTCTATACGAAATAAACCAAAGCACGGGAGTACATTCTTACGTTGGTCGTATCAATATCGCAGTTCCAGCATCTCCTGCAATAGTTCATACTATACGTTCTATTAAAGCTATTGATGCTGGTGTTTCTGGGTGGAAGATTTATATCATTGCCACAGGTACTATTTTACTTGGAGGATCTGGTGTTTTAATGGCTAATAATATAGCTAAAGCTGACTTTTCTCAAGTATCCCCCCCTACAATATCATTTGCAACAGGTAATAACCAAAAAGCAGTTTATCAACTCGGAAGACTTCCCAGCTTAACCTCTCGATCAATGACAATTACTTTGGGAACTCCTGTAAAATTCAACTTTGCCGGACACGGATTTTCTAATAACGATCAAGTTTACTTCACTTCTCAAGTAGGTGCAGCTTGGACGGTTTCAACTTTTGTGGCTAACACAAAGTATTTTGTAAGAAATGCTGGTCTTAATGATTTTGAATTGTCCGCTACATTTAACGGTGCTTCAATTGGTGCTGCGGCTGGTCCAACATCCGTTGTTCTTCAACCGTTAAATCAAGAGATAGATACCTTTGGAGCTATTATTGATGTTTCTGCAAATAGATTATATACTCACGTTGGAACTGCAGCTAACCCTCAATATTTTATAAGAGATACTTCGATTGCTCCAACGTATTCAACACAAACAGCAAACATTACAATTGGTACTCCGGGGAAAATACAAATAGTCGGACACGGATTAACTGAAAATGAACCTGTTCAATTTTTAGCAGGATCACTTCCTGCCGCTTTTACTCTTAATACAACATATTTTGTTAGAAATTTAACTGCAAATGATTTTGAATTAGCAACAACTCAAGGTGGTGCTTCGATTACAACAGCAACAGCAGCTACTGGCGTTACTGTTGGTAAAGCTTTTGGTTATACAGATTCTCAGTGGTTACACAAAACCAGTATTCTTCCCGCAATATCAGGAACTCTTCTTGCTACAACAGATGTTGATGCAATTGCAACTCCAGTAAATGCACCTCTAAATGGGGCAGTACTTAATGGGCAAAAATGTGCTTTTTTTGCAACGTCAAGTAACTTGTATTTGGGTAGATTGGATGAGTTAACATCAGAAGCTACTACATGGGCTTCTTTAACGACATCAAATATGCTAGGAGGGTTGAATCAAATCGTTGCTCCTGTTGTTGTTTCAGCTTCGTGGTCAGATGCTTTAGATCATGCTATTGTTCTACTTGGACAAGCAGCATCTAACGCATTTAGATTTATGCTAAAGAAAGTAGAAAATAATAAACTAACTGCAATATTCGGAGATACTTGTGTCTCCTATTATGAAACAACTACCAGAGATGCTTACGAACTTAAAGTAGCTATTCCTTACTTAAACTTTAGCAATAACTCTGGATGGTTATTTGCTATATCATCGGCTGTGGGACAGAGAGGTGTATTTGCGTCTGATGTACGCTCAGATACTTTATTTGACCATAGTTATATTGTTTCAAAAGTTGTAACACTTCCTCAAAATGCTATTTTAAAATCGGTGGATGTTAAGAGAGAGTTAATTACAACTGGAGGAGAGATTGACGTTGAGTATAGATTAAGTGGATTTGGTTCTATTTCTGGTGGCTGGGTAGCTTTAGATGCAGATCAAGAACTTAATCTTGTAGCAGGGACTCAGATACAGTTTAAACTTGATTTTAGAACTCATTCTGCAGATAGAACAAGCCATGTACAAGTTTCAGATCTTTTTATTGGATACGATGCGCTAGAAGAACTTTCTGACAACTGGGAATACTCTTATGATGACTCTTCTACAGGATCTCCAACTAGAATTGGGTTCCGCTTAAAACAAGCTTATGCTGCAGCAATACCATCAACTTTAAGATTTCAAGCTTCAGATCTCAGTGGAACTATTTTAGTAAATCAAACAATTACTTCTAACCCAAGTAATTTTGAATACTCTTCTGATGGTGGAACTACTTGGTTGGCTCTTGGTACGATTCCTAATGTTATTGGAACTCTCGTAAGATACAACTTTACAAGTCCTCCGGGCGTAGATATTAGACCGAGCATAAAGGATAGTTAATGGCTAATTTATTGTTTGCTGGGGGAACTGTCGTACAAGGCACAACCCTCGGTACAGCATTTGGTAATCAGCTTGTGACAGGAGGAGCAATTCAAGCTTCATCACAAGCCTGTGTAATAGATTTAGTCCCTCCAACATTCTCTGGGATTAATTTTTTAAGCATTGGTTCTTTAGGACAGTTACAGTTAGCTTGGGCTTCAGGTTCTGATATTTCAAATCCAATACGATATGAAGTATATATTAAACCTTTAACGTCAGTTGATTTGTTTAATACTAACAATATAGCTTTAGTAACTACTCAATTACAAGCGAATATATTTTCTATAGCTGGCGGTTCTCTTTTGCAACCTGCTGTAAATTATTACGTTGGAGTTAGAGCCGTTGATGCTGTTGGAAACAGAGACAACAATATTATTTCTTTAAACCAGACTTCTCCGGGAATTACTGGAGCGTTTAATGCTGTTATTAGTGGTATCTTTAATATAGATGATCAAAATCTATTGATTTCTACATTTTGGGTAACAGATAGTGAGGGGGTTATAACCAACCCTGTTAGACTTGGAACAGCTTCTTATGTTATATATGATAAAAATGGTAGTTTAGTACCAAGTATGGCAGAGTCGGGGATAGTTGCAGATAGTGAAGGATTTTTTGAAATAACTCCAATTACTTCTGTTTTAGATTTAGATAATAATTTCTATGCGGCTAAGGTTACGATTATTGTTGATGGGATGGCACTTTCTTATAACCTTCCAGTAGTGCATGCTGCGGTTGGTCATCAATATGAACCTAGAGCAGTATTCTCAATAAACGCTGCTAATCAACTACAAGGAACATTGTGGATTACAAAAGATTCTGAGTTATATGTTGATACGATTGGAGTAGCAAGCTATACAATCTATGATAAAGATGGAAGTTCTATTGGTATTACTGAGTCTGGAATTTTACCAGACGCAAATGGATATTATAAAATTAGTTTAGTAAGCGCATCAGCAATTCTAGATTTAACTCACTATATTGTAAAAATAACAATTTTAGCGGCAGGGGAAAACCGAATTGGGACTGTTGGAATAACTTTAGGTGAATAATGTCTACTATATCGAATGATGCTAGACAAAGATTTAGACAAAAGTTACAAAGCATAGAATTTGCCGACGAGATAGTGGATGGTCTAAATCAATTTCTTAATAGATTTATTCTTATATCCAATCAGTTTTCATCAAATAATTGGAATACTGTACATACATATATTCCGGAAAATGATTCAGCTATAATGCTAACTTTTTCCATAATAGCGAAAGACTTAATAACTAATAAGTATGCAGGATTTAAAAGAACTGCTATTTTTTATAAAGAAAATAATGTTATTAGTGCTTTAAATTTACAACAGTCGGACTTTACCGACATGCAACAAAGCGGCTTTAGTATTAGGTTTATGCCTAGTGGAAATTCCGTAGAGATGCAAGTAAAAGGAGCAACTAGTAATTTAACAAATTGGAAAGGCTCCATAGAAATAGAAAAATATATAGGAGAATAGGGGGAAACATGGCTAACATTACTGGTTTAATTACCATAAACGGAAAACAAGTTCTAGAAGTAGACTCTGATCCGAGTTCCGGGTTAGGTACTTCGGCATCGGTAGGATCTTTAGCATTATTAGAAGCAGCAGGTTCTGGTTCTTTGTATGTTAAAATGTCTGCAGCCGATACAGCGTGGCAGTTACTATCTACATCAACAGCAGAGGACGTACAGGATATTATTGGAGGTATGTTTACAAATACTTCTAATGTGTCTTTATCTTACGATGACGCTTTAAATCAAATTAGTGCAGATTTAATAGATACTACAGTATCGGCTGGTTCTTATGGAGTAGCGGATTCTGTTGCATCTTTTACAGTAGACTCTAAGGGTCGTATTACGGCTGCTTCAGATGTTGCAATTGAAATAGTAGCATCGCAAGTTTCTGACTTTTCTACTGCAGCAGATGCTCGAATTTCTCTTCAGAAAGGTGAAGCTAATGGAATTGTACCATTAAATTCTTCTTCTAAAATTGACGCAACATATCTTCCAAGTTTTGTAGATGATGTTGAAGAGTATGCTAACTTAGCTGCTTTCCCTGCTACAGGAGAGCAAAGTAAAATATACGTAGCTTTAGATACAAATAAAACATATCGCTGGTCAGGTTCCGTTTATATCCAAATTACATCAGGAGCAGTTGACACGGTTAATGGACAAACCGGAGTAGTTGTTCTTGATGCAACTAATATTGAATATGTTACTGACGGTATTTCAGTAGAGAGCAAGTTATCAGAGATCGACTTAGCTTTATCAACAGCAGAGTCTGCATTACAAAGTGAAATAGACGCTACTCAAGTTGGAGCTGGATTAGGTTCGGGCGGGGCATATACTGCTCCAGTAGGAACTAACTACTTAAGTGCTGCAACTTCTTTAAAAAATGCAGATGAATTACTTGATGATCAAATTAAGATTGTAGCTGATGATCTAGCTCAAGAATCAACTGAAAGACAAGGTGCTGATATATCCATCCAAACCGAATTAGATGCCACTCAAACTGGAGCAGGGCTCAATTCCAACGGAGGGTATACGGCTCCAGCAGCTACTAACTATCTATCTTCTGCTACATCTTTAAAGAACGCAGATGAGTTATTAGACGATCAAATTAAAACCGTAGCTGATGATCTCGCTCAAGAAGTTTTAGATAGACAAGCTGCTATTGCTGCAATAGACCACGGTTCAATTTTAGGACTGTCAGACGACGATCACGCTCAATATGCATTATTGGCAGGGAGAAGCGGAGGTCAGAGTTTAATAGGTGGTAATGCTGCCAATAATAATTTAACTTTAAGCTCTACTTCAAATGGAGCTAAAGGTAAGATTAATTTAGGAGCTAATGCTGCGTTGGACGAAGCCACTACTAGATTGGGGGTAGGGTCAAATTCTCCAGAGTCTATTTTACATTTACAAGAAAATAACGTAAAATATAATATAAGTGCTCACAGTACTTCAACGTCAGGAGCTGTAAATGCTGTTATTGCATCTTTAGCGACAACAAACAATTCAGTTGAATTGATTAAAGTAAGTATTACTGGGATAAAAACTAATGGTTCTAACGAGTCAGTTTCTTACGAAAGAACGCTTAGAGTTAAAAATAATTCAGGCACAGTGTCTATCCCAACAGTACAGTCAGACTATACTTCAGAAGACGCTTCTTTGAGTGCAGCAAATGTAACTGCTATTATAAGCGGATCTTCAGTAGATATCAGAGTTACTGGAGTTGCTTCCTCTGATATTACTTGGAAGGCAGTTGTAAATAGAATGAGATAAAAATGGCAGTATTAGGTGCTATAACCGTAAATGAAATCGAAGTAATGGAAGTAGATGCATCCCCCAAAACATCAGGGGTAGATGCGTCTACTGGTTCTATTGCTGCTAATACGGACGGCTCTTTTCTTTATTTAAAAGACGGACAAGCTACTACGGATTGGGCAAGCATAGGGACTGAATTTTTTTATTCCATTAGTGGAGCAAATCAAACAAAAAATACAGCAACATATTCTAATATAACTGAACTAACTAGTGAAATATTGCCAATAGGAACTTATAATTTTAAATGTCATGCAATATGTCAATCAAGTGCGGCAACGGCTGGCGTTGGATTAAGAATAGGTGCTGGAACTGCAGCTTTAGGAAGTACTTTTGCAAAATGGAGTATAACTCAAGCAGCGAATGGTGTGGGAAGTAATTTTGAATACGATCAATTAAATTCTACAACAAACGTAAGTGCTACTGCAGCTTCGTCAGCAAACACTGATTTTTTAGCAATAGGAAGCGGTATTATAGTTTTAACTTCTAGTGGAACTATCGCTATACAAATAAGATCAGAAAATACTACCACTGTTAGCATAAGAACTGGTTCTTGCTTATTTATAAAAAGGTTAGTGTAATGGCAACAAGACGTATAAAAATGTTTACGAATAATCATTATGCGCAACCGCTTAAAATATGCTTTAAACATAAGATGTTGATAACACTAGGAGCATGTTATAATAATATTGTAACTAACTTAAAACACAAAGCTTGTCAAGATTCTGATTTTAAAGTAAATGCTTGGATGAGATTCAATACTGATGCTTTTGATGGAAGTTTTCAAGTTCAGGCGTTTTTATCAAAAAATAACACAATTAAATCAATAGGTTCTTGCACTTTTTCAGTATACGAAATAAACCCTAGTAACCTATGGCAAGAAACACTAAAAACTACTATAGCAGGAACACCTTTAGTTAATGGGTCTTTTAGTGGAATTGTTCCAGAAAGCGTTTTGCTTCCGACCATAGCCGATGGAGAAATGACGTATAAGCTACAAGTCGATATAACAAGACAAGACAAAACCTTTACAGACGTTTATTATTTCAACCATTTAGGAATTTATGATAGCGTTGTAAGATTACGTAAGAAAGTCAATTTCTTAGCTTTAACAAAGCTAGACGAATAAACAAATATATTTGGGGTAAGTACTTAAAACAAGGGGAAAAATTATGATGGATGAATTTGTAAAACTACTGAAAAGTAAAGCTGAAGAGCAAAAAGGTAAGCCTAAAAAAGCTAGTGAAATGAAAGCTAAAGCTTCTATGGCTAAAGAGCTATCGTCAATGTTGGGAGATTCAATGTTGGACGATATGAAGGGTGGAATGAAAAAAGTCACCGTTGCTTCAAACGATGAAGAAGGTTTAAAGAAAGGTTTAGAAAAAGCTGAAGATATCCTAGAGAAAAAATCTATGGACGAATCAGAATCTTCAGAAGAAGAATCTCTAGAAGAAATGCTCGGAGAAGAGGAAGAAGATAAAGAACCTAAGCATATGATGCACAGAGAAAGAATGGGAATGAAAGACGATTTGGAAGAAGAGTCTATGTCCGATCTAAAGAAAGAAATTGAAATGCTAAAACAAGAGTTAGAAAATCTTAAAAAGAGATAACAATGGCTAGTACAGTAAAAGCGGGACTAACCACAAATGCTTTGTTGAAGTCGATAAAAAGAAGAGCTATGATTCCGGACAATCAAAACACGTTTACGGATCAAGATCTTATTGATTTGATGAACGAAGAAATGATGATAGGACTTGTACCTTCTGTTCTACAAACGAAGGAAGAGTACTTTATCTTCAAACAAGTGGTTCCTCTTGTTTCAAATAAGTCTAACTATCCTGTTCCAGAAAGAGCTTTGGCGAATAAACTTAGAGAGATTTGCTATAAAGATATCCCTACAAAGACTGGGGGTAACGAATATGAAATGACTCAGATCGCCATAGATGATCGCTATACTGGTTTATCAAATGGTACTGGCTCTAGCGACTTCACAGGATTTCGTAGATTTTATATGCTAGGAAGTGATGTTATTCTACATCCTAGTGTCGGTCCTTCTCCATACGGAGGACTAGCTTTTTATTTCTACTTAAGACCCAATAGTATTGTAAAAGAAAATTTAGTTACATCCATTACAAGTATAGACAGAACTACTGGAGATATAACACTATCAGCTATTCCATCTAACTATAGTGTTTATGTCTCTGGCACAAATAATACAGTTCTAACTACATTTGATTTTGTCAAAGCTAAATCCCCACACAATATTTTAGATATCGACATAACAATAAATTCAATTAACGCCACTTCAAAAATAGTCAATATAAATGTAGACTCTATTCCTAAAGATTTAGAAATTGGAGACTATCTTACTTTAGCAGGACAAACAATAATACCGAATATTCCAACAGAACTTCATATGGTTTTAGCCCAAAGAGTAGCACAGAGAGTATTAGAAGCTCTAGGTGATACAGAGGGTTTGAATAATGCTAGTGTCAAAGTTGCTGAAATGGAAAATAAACTATCATCAATGATGGATAATCGTGTAGAAGGTTCTCCAAGAAAAGTAGTGAATAGAGCATTGATGACTGGAGTTGGTCGAAATAGACGGAGGTAACTGTGGCTAGTCAAATAATAAATCTTAAAGCCTCCGGTCTTCAAACATATTACCAAACACTAATGGAGATTTCTCCGGGTGCTTTATTAAAAGCCAACAATGTTGTTATTGACAGAGATGGTGTAATAGAGCCAAGACGAGGAATTAAAACCTATAGCCCCACTGTAGATAAAGTAAAACAACTCTTAGAGTACAAAGGTAGACTCATAAGACATGTGCAAAATACATTAGCTTATGATGACGGTACTGGTACATTTACTAATTTTTATGGACTTTATGACGAAACCGAAACTGGTTCTAGAATAAAGTCAGTAGAAGCTAAGAACAACTTATATTTCACAACAGCCGAAGGTATCAAAAAAATATCAGCTAAAACTCCTAGCGATTTTACCTTGCCTAATATCGTAGAAGATTCTGGTGGACCTAAAGCAATTGCTGGTATCTTGCAATTAAACCCACTAGCCGGGTTCTTGTCGCTAAATAACAGCAGCTCATATAGAATACTTTGGACTGTTATTGATAGAAACAATAATCTTATTTTTGGATCTCCTTCAGCATCTATGACTATAACCAATACGTCAATAGCCACAGACTGTTCTGTAGATTTATCTTTTCAAATACCATATAACGTAACATTAAATACCATAGCATATCTTAATAGTACTCTATTTCCCCTAGTAGGAGATCCTTCTAAAATATATTTGGATACTACTAATAATGCTTCTTATAGATGGGATGGAGCCGCTTACGAACAGTACAACAAAGTTACTGAGTACAAATACAGAGTATATAGATCTGAGATTGCAGTAGGAACTCCATCGGACGAACTATATCAAGTTTACGAAGGTACTCCAACAGCAGCCGATTTAGAGAATGGATATATAGACTATACAGATTCTTTAGCTGAAAGTTTAAGAATTGGTGGAGTGCCTCTATATACAAACCAATATGGCGGTGAAGGTATTTTGAAATCAAACGAACCACCTCCAGCAGCAAAAGATATAGCACTGTTTAAAGGACATATGTTTTATGCCAATACGAGAACTAGACATTCTGCAACATTCACAATACTAGATTTAAGTACATTTACTGCAGGAGTTAGTGACTTAATTATCTCAGCTAACACGTATATATTTGATACAACAGAAGACATAGTCACAAAAAAGGTATTGATATCTACAAACCCAAATCCACAATTAGCTATAGAAGAGACAGCTAGATCATTAGTTACCGTAATTAATGGCGATCCTAATGAAATAATCTCTGCATATTATCTATCTGTTTTTGGTGAAACTCAAGGAAAAATATTGCTACAAAGAAAAACTGTAGTTGATAACGCTTTCTACTTGGGAACAACAGACAATGCTATAATCACAAGCTTTACTCCAGAGTTAGGAACTCCTCTAAACATTCTCACTAAATTTACAAGTAGTGCTGAAACTAACGGAAATAGGCTTTATTACTCAAAATATCAAGAAGTAGAAGCGGTTCCAATTCTAAATTATATCGACATAGGATCAACCGAACAAGACATATTACGAATTATTCCACTAAGAGAATCTCTATTTATATTAAAAGCCGATGGAGTTTTCAGATTAGCGGGAGATCCCGGAAGTAACCCTACTTGGGATGTTGGAGCATTTGATACTACCTCAATCATAAAAGCACCGGATACAGCAGTAACTCTTTCAAACCAGTGCTACTATTTTAGTAATCAAGGTATTGTTAGATTAAACGAATCTTCTCTTGAACCAATATCTAGACCAATCGAAAATAAGCTACTACCATTCATAACAACTAATGCTAATTTAGCACAAGCGTCATTTGCTGTTCCTTATGAGTCAGATAGATCATTACTGGTATGGACTGTATTAACTAAAACCGATACGTTTGCTACAGTATGTTACAGGTATAACACCTTAACTAATACTTGGACAGAATGGAAGATACCTAAACTTTGCGGTATTTTAAAAAGAGAAAAAGATAATCACGCTCCTGATAATAAGCTATATTTTGGATCAGCCTTAGATAATTATGTTGAAGTTGAAAGAAAAAATTTCGATAGATTTGATTATGCCGATAGACAAATTGACATAACATTAACTCCAAGTTCATTAGATGGAATTATCATAAAACCAACAGGCTTTAGCAACATTGCTATCGAAGACGTAATATTACAGGAACAGTACGTTACTATATATCAATTTAACTCTTTACTAAAACAGTTAGATAATGACAATGGATTACTTGTTCATAATTTTTACAATGAATTAAAGATGTCTAATGGTGAAAATTTAACATTTAAAATGAATAGTTTAGTTGCTAAGTTGGACATAGCAGATCCAACAGCACCTGCATACAGTACGCTGTGGACAAGTCCTTTAAATTTCCAAACCATACAAACTCAGTTTAATAATATAGTAGACAAACTAAACGCTTCTCCAGTTGCGTATTTGAGTAATTATAGAAAGTCATTGGGAACAACTAGTTATGAGGCAATCATTACTGACTTAAATAGATTAACTCAACAAGCAACATTGAATATACCACCATCGTTTATGGTGGGGGCTTTAGTTCTTTACAAAGGAATTAAAACAGAAGTTGAATATGCTCCACAACATGCAGGCACTCCTGCTAGTCAAAAGCAATTTTCAACAGGAACTTTTATGTTTGAGAGAAGGTCATTCCATATAGCACAAGTTGCATATAATAGTGATTTAAGTGATAGTTATGAGGAGATTTTGTTCTCTCCAAATTCCGCTGGAGTTTTTGGAGGAGCTACTTGGGGGGATGGTACTGTTTGGGGAGGATTGGGAGATCAAGCTCAAATTGATACTTATATTCCACTAAGAAAACAGAGATGTAGATTTCTTGGTTGTAAGTTTATACACGGGGTAGCTTTAGACTCATTCCAGTTATACGGACTATCTTTATCAGTAAAACAGTACGCTATACCAAATAGGAATAAGTAATGAAACTTCAATCAGTAAGGATCAAAACTAATGATTTCCCTGATGATCAAAAAGAATTGGCAGATTCTCTTGGGGGGATTCTAAACCCATTTATTGATAAACTCGTAATCGGATTTAATAAGAATTTTACAGTAGATGACAATCTTCCATTTGAATTTAAGACCGTAGATATTGAAGTAGATGTCTCAGGTAACCCAATAAAAAATGGAACCTTAGTTACTGCACTAAAAAACTTTAAAGGGTACATTTGTGTAAATGTTATTGATATTAACAATTCAGGTATTTATCCAACTGCAACTCCATTTCTTTCTATAGAAGTTACTGGATTCAGTGTAGCAATACGTAATATCGCTGGCTTACCAAGTGGCACAACTTATAGACTTATTCTATTAGGCATTAGCTAATAGTAACAAATATTTAAGAGAGATTGTTCTAATTTTTGGAGATTTCTATGGGATTTAGTGTTAAGGCTGCTGTAAAAGCTGTACAAAAAGCTGCGGCTCCTGTTACTCAGGCAATTAAAGATACTGCAAATGTATCTAAAGATTTAACAAAAGGTGGACTCTCTGGTGGTTTGCAAACGCTCGGATCATTAGCTAAAGGTGACGTGAAGGGTGCTGCTGGCGGTCTTCTTAAGTTGGGAGAAGTTGGAACTAAGGGTATTTTAGACAGCGTTAAAGCTAGTGGAAACTTGAGTACAGGTCTGTTATCAAACGTAGGCTCTGCTGTCGGTAGTAAAGATATAACAAAAACTGCAGAAAATATAAAAAGAGAAGGTGGTAAAGGTGTAGACCAGTACGGGGGTATGGCTGTTGATATAGGAGCTAATGCACTAACCGGAGGAACTTATGGAGCAGCTAAAACTGCTTTACAAGGACTACAAGAAGGTGGACTAAAGAGCGTAGTTAATCCTAAGAACTTAAAAGACTTAGCTGTAGATTTTGCTGCATCTAAAGTGGGCGTTGATCCAGATGCCTTAAAAGCCGCACAAGCTGCCGCTAAGGGCGATTTGAAAGGTGCTGCCCTACAGGCAATGGGTTCTCCAGCGATCAATAAACAAAGCTTAGATATGGCTAAAGCTGCTTTAAAAGGTGGCGATTTAAAAGATATTTTAAAAAGTCCAGAAATGAAATCAGCGTTGGCTTCTGGCGTTGGCGCAGTAGCTGGTGCTTATGGTGCTAAAGTAGATCCAGAACTACTTAAAGCTGGTGTTGGCGTTTCTTTGGGAGAAAGTGCTAAAGGAGAAGCTGCTAAATTTGGTGCAGCTAAAGCTGGATTAGGCGAAACACAAGCTGACCTAGCTGCTAATTTGGCGAAAGGTCAAAGCTTAAAAGAAGCTGGTATGGATTACGGATTGAGAGAATCTGGACTAGATCAAAGAATACAACAAGCTAAAGATATAAGAAGTCAAGCTCAAGGTATGAGAGATCAAGCTAGAGATATACGTAGTCAAGCACAAGACTTACGAAGTCAAGCTTTAGGTATGCCACAGCAGTTAACAGAATCTGCTATGGGTGAAATGGATATGGCAAAACAAGATTTGCAAAACCGTGCAATGGGTGCTACAATGGAAGCAGTATCTCCTATGATGAGTTCTGCAAAATCTCAAATGGATCAATTTAAACCGAGTAAAAGAGGGAGAAGAATGAAAGCCCTACTTAAACGTGGATCATATAGGATAGGATAAATTATGGCATTGAAAGATTTATTAAAAAAAACATTAGGAGGATCATCTAGTGGAGGGTCGTCTGGTAATATTTTAAGCAATGTCGTAAAGCCAGACATGGTGGCTAATCTTACTTCAAAATTACCTCTTGGTGGAAAAGCGGCAGATGCTATTAATCAAGCGGTTAGTGGGATTAGTAATCAAGATTTATTATCTGGAGCACAAAAAGGTTTAGATTTTGTTCAGAACTTAAACATTCCAGAAATTGATGTTAGCACTGGATTGCCAAAAAAACTACCTTCAATCGGTGGAGATATTTCTATATTTGATCCACTGGCACAAGGTATTAAATCTGCTTATGGTGGAGTTAAAGATTTTTTTTCTAGTGGAAAAGAAGATGATATAAGAAATGCACAAGCTGAATACGAAGCTATGCAGAGAGGAGAACAACCTCTTTCTGTACAAGATAAACTTATTAGAGAAACTAAAAGAATTGGCGGTCAAATTGGCGGAGGACTCGATACCTTAAAACAAGCTGCTGCTGACAATAAAGCTTTGCTAAATATGGGTGTACAAGGTAGTGCTGCTTATGCTGGATACCAAGCAGGTAAAGGCGCAAGAGAACAAGTAGGTGGTCTTCTTGGTCAACAACTACAAGAAATGCAAGGTGTTGGAAGTAAGTTTCAAGGCGTTGATTATGACCCTCAAAGATATGCAGAACAGCAGCAATTTTTAAGAGATCGAATTACAGGTGGTGGATATACTGCTGAAGAAAAGCAAATGCAACAACAGGGCGATATCAGAGGAGCAAAGGCTTCTGCTGCTGCACGTTTAGCTGGTATTGAACAAATGGCACGTTTAAGCGGTGCTACGGGATCTGGCGCAGCACTAGCTTCAGCTTTAACTGGTGGACAAGCTATGGGTAATATTCAAGCTGAAACAGAAGCCGGTAGACAAGCATCAGCTCAACAAAAAATGGAATCAGCTATACAACAACAAACACAATTAAGTAGGCAAAAAACAGCAGAGGAAGCAGATCTAGCTAAACAACAAGCAGACTTAGCGTTACAAAGACAACAGCAAGTTGGAGCCACTAGAGAGAAGATGGGTTCTAATATTTTAGATACAGCAACACAAGAAGCTGGATTTTACGGAAAGCTCGCAGATTTAGGTACGAATGTTTTAAGTGGATTAGAAAGTGAAACAGAGAGGGCAGCAAGACTACAACGTGAAGCTCTACAAAAACAAAAAGACGATGCTGAAATAGCTAGAATTAATGCAGAAACAGCATACCTAACAGCAGCACAAAGAGGGACAGCCACTCAGGCACAAAAGGACGCTTTAGATAAAGCTACACAAGCTAGTAGTATTATACAAAAAAACACACAAACTATAACGCAATCTCCAAAACAAGCTCCGGCTGATGGAACCAAAACTCCAAATCTTGTAATGCAACAGCAGCCAACAACAGCAGCTCCTGCAGCGAAAGCACCAGCAACTCCAGCAGCACCACAAGCTACTGTAAAACCTGCTGTTCCAAATCCCATGAATACTGCAGTTAAACAAGCCGCTACTGGTTTAAAAACTGCTACATCAAATACTCAACAAACAGCAGCACAGAAGTTTAATAATCAAAATCAACAAGCTAAATTCAGATAGGAAATAAGTATGAATCTTCAAGACTATCAAAGAGAAGAACAAAGGATTACACAGGCTCTCGATGCTTTGAAAAAACAAAGAGGCGAAAATCCTGAAAAGTCTATGGAGGAAACATTCCTTGAACAGCAATTAATGGAATTAAAAACTCCAGTATTAGCTGAGTCTAGAAAAATGTCAGAAGCTACGAAGATACAAGAGAATGAAGAAAATAGAAAGTATAATGCTCCCGTGGAAGTAGGAAATAGATCAGCATGGCAAAGTTTTAAACCAGAAGTACAACAGTACGCTCGCCAAATATTTCCATCTTTAAAGGATATTGAGCCACAACAAAAAGCTGAAGTAGCAAAAGTTGAAGAAATTGAGCCGGAAGAAAAGCAAGTTGAATTAGATGTAGTAGCAAGAGAACCAGCAACACAATCTTCTGAAGCACAAAGCAATAGATTAAATCTTTTTATTCCCGGACTTATGCAACGTGAGGGTGGATTTAGAGCTAAAGTAAAAGGCGACCAAGACACTAATAAAGGTGTTACATTAGAGACATATAGACAATTTAAAAAAGATCAGTCATTAACAAAAGACGATTTAAAAAATATTTCGGATGAAGATGTAAAAAACATTACTAAAAGATACTATGACGAAGTTGGTGGAGATAAGGTAAAAGATCCAAGAGTTTCTGCTATCTTATTAGATCAAAACTATAATAAGGGTTCAAGATTTTTATATCAAGTTCAAGATCTTTTTGGTCATAATAGATCTTCTAAGTTAGAAAAAGAAACCATAGACGCAATTAACAGTCAAGATCCTGAAGAATTTTCTAATTTATTACTACAAAAAGGATCTCAAGATTATGCTAATATAGCTAGTAGTAATCCAGCTAAACGCAGAGAATATGAAGGTTGGTTAAATCGTCTAGATAATCTTCGCAAGGAAGTCGGGTTGACTCCTACCGAATATGAATCGTTAAAAAGACCTGAGCCTTCTCAACAACCAAAATTCCAACCAATTGATATTCAAGCTCTGATAAAGGATATGTCAGATAGAGAAAAGCAAGCTTCTCTATTTAAGCAAATGGCAAAGGTTAGAGATGCTGCAGCAGGGTTTGGTCTTGGTAGACAAGTAGCTACTGATTACGGTATGTATGATGAGTTATCTAAGCAAGCACAAATACCATTACGTAATTTGCAATTAAAACAAGAGCTAGAAAATGATCAAGCTAAGAATGATCCAAATAGCGACATCTCGCAACTTGCTAAAAAGTCATTAGAAGAACTTGGTATGGATACTTCAGCAATGAGTAGGGTATCTTACGCACAATTAGAAAAGCTATATCCAGCATTAACTCAAGCGTTGTATACTAAGATAGCATCTGAAGCAAAGTACGCATCAGCGAGAGTCGAAGACTTAGCTAGAAAAGATACAAAGGCAAGAGAATCAAAAGATAAAAAATTCAATGAATTAAATAGAAGAGTTGAAAAAGTATTTGCAAATAAAGATATTGTAAAAACTTATCAAGACACATCTAAGACTCAAAAACTAATAGATAACGCTTTGAGAAACTGGGAAAGTTTGGGTGATGATTATAAAGCTTCAGCTCAGGCAGCTTTTGTTTCTTATGCAAAACAAGCTCAAGGTGACGAATCCGTTCTAAGAGAATCTGATATCAAGGTTCTTGCAGGAGGAACTGATTACGGAAATCTTGGAAAACTAATCTCAAAGTATTCAGCTAAAGTAGCAGGTTCTGATTTCTCTCCACAAGAACTAAGAGAGTTTGCTGCAGTAATAAGAACTATTAGAGATATTAAAAAGAAAGAGTTTCAAGGAAGATTAAATCCTATATTAAAAACAGCGCAAGATTCTGAGATTGATGTCAGTGCTTTGATAGATCCAGAACTTATTAAAGATGTTTACTCTCCTACAATAGAAGAGAAAGAAGCTAGATTAAAAGAATTACAACAGAAAGAAAAAGCTCAAAAGAAATAAAGGTTTAAAATGGCACTCACCAAACAAGAGCAATTAGAATTAGAGCAGTTAAAAAACGATCCAGAATTACAACATTTATTCAATCAGGATCTGCCTGCTGAAAATAAAGTTGAAACATCTATGCCAGAAGCCTTAGCTCGTTCAGCAGCTCAGGGTTTAACTTTTGATACAGCGGATGAAATGGCTGCGGCTTTAGAGTCTGCAACTAGCTCAAAACCTTACCAACAAGCATTAGAAGAATCTAGAGCTGAATACAAGAAGTCCGAAAAAGAGTACCCTATTACTTCAGCATTAGGAGGATTAGGTGGGGGAATGGCTCAAGCTGCTCTAATAACAGGTCTTAGCGGAGGAACTGCTGCACCTGCGGAAGCTGCTTCAGTAGCTGGGAAGGGGTCGAAAGCTTTACAACTTTTAAGATCAGCATTAGTTCCTACAGTTGGCGAAGGAGCTTTGGCAAACATAGCGAGTGCTGGTAAAGTTGGTGCTACTATGGGCGGTTTAACAGCTCTAGGTGCTTCTGAGAGAGAAGGGCTTGAGAGAATAAAGGATGTACCAACAGGCGTTGCTGTAGGCGGTATTGGTGGTGCTACTATAGGCGGAGCTTTAGAAGGGCTGGGTGCTACTGGTAGAGCTATCGGTAAAAGTATTTCAGAAAAAGCTGATCAAGGTAAACTTCCAGAAATCTTTAAAGTTGGAAAAACATCAGTAGCTTTAGGTAAAGAAAGTATAGGTTTTGTAACTCCAGAAAACAAAGCGACCATAAGAGAAAGAGCTGTGCAAGTAGCAGAATCTGTTATGCCTCAAATAAATTCTAAAATACAAGAAGTTGCTACATTAAAAAACAAAATATTAGACAACATTCCTGCTCCACAAAGAGCCAATATTGTGCCCGAAATAAAGCTGTTGATAGGTGATTTGAGAAAATTGGGTAGAAATAAAGCTAATAAAGCTGCTGATGAAATAGAATCTTTATATTTAAACAGATTAAAAGAATTAACAGACGCTCAAAAAACCTTAACATTAGGAGACTGGCACTCGTTAAGTAGAGATATAGACGAAATTCTAGCTAATAAAAAGATAATGGGAATGGGTAAAGCTAAAGGTCTTAGGGCTAAATACGGCTTTACTATGAAAAATAAAATTGAAAGTTCTGTAGATACAGAAACAGCTTTAGCTTCGTTAGCTAAAGACACAGACGCTTTAGATTTATATTCAAAATACATCAAACAATTAGAACCAAAGAAACTTTTAAATGTAGACGAAGCAGAAGAAGTTGCTGGTGTTTTAGGCGAAAGCTTGAAAGGAATGGGCGGTACTGCTTTTGACGTAGCTAAGGAAGATACTTTACAAAAGGCGCAGTATCTTAACGACCTAGTTGACTCTATAAAAAAGATAGCTATAACCGAAGACAAGTCGATTTCCGAAGATTTAATTAGAGCTGAAATAAAAAACGTACTAAATAATGCTCCAATCGAAGTAATCGAAAACGCTAACCCTTTAAAAAAGGTAAATGATTTAATTTATAATCTATCATCAGGATCTGAGTTTCTTGGTATTAAAAGAAAAAAAGATGTCTTCGGTAGTGACTTGAAATCATTTGAAGAGTTTAAAAAAATATTTAGAAACGTACTTCAATTAAGCTCTGATAAAGAAAGTAATGAAATAAATAAAAAAGCTTATGACAAAGCTATGGAATATTTATCAAAGAATTTTCCAGACATGGCTGATAATATTAGAAAAAGTATGGATAAAGCCATTGATGAAATACAGGCATTAAGATATACACAACAAGGATCTCTTGATGCTCCATTGAAAGAAGCTGGTGTTATTAAATCTGCACTTGGGAATATAGGACAGTATATGGTTACTGGTGCTAACTTAGCCGCACAAACAGTAGAAGCTGCTAGTAAAGGAACGGCTGGACCAATTTTCGGAACTAGTACTGCACTTAGACCGGGAGTAAGTGGGTTAACTTCTCTCAAGTCAACAATTGATAGTTATCCCGAAGGGCGCATAAAAGACACTTTATTAAAAATTGTTAATCAAGCATTGAACGAAAAGGACGCTGGAAGAAGAGCTGCTATGATGAATGTTTTAATGCAATATTCACCAATAAGAAAGATAATGAAAGAAAGGCAAGATCTAGAAAAACAAAATATACAAAAGAAGTAATTATGGAAAAAGATAGATTGACTAGACTCGAAGATAAAATAGATAAAATCTCCGATAAGTTACAAGAAATAAATCTAGTAATGGTAGAGAATACTCAGTCGTTGATTATCCATGAAAAAAGAACCGATTTGGCTGAGAAGAAATTAAGTTTACTTGAAGGTGAGTTTAAAGAAAAGGCACAAGAAGACAAAGCTAGTATCGGTAAAATTGAAACTAAACTAGAACCTATTCATAATCATGTGATTATGGTAAACACCATACTTAAATACGTTTTACCATCTGTGTTAGCAATCCTAGCCTTTCTTCTTAAGATCGGCATTATTAAATACTAACATCAAATATTTACCATAATTAGACGCAGCTAACTTTCTATCAGAATTAGACGTAGGGTTTATGCAAGCCTCATAGTCTTGTCTCATTTCTTCTAGTATTTCACTTTCAAGATTATCACTATTCCCTAAGTATTCGTCATATATCAGATTACTTAGTACATTGAAATCGCTCGTATGTAAATTCATTTCTGCGTTGTTTAGATTGTCTATAAACTCATCTATATCAGAAGACCTATATGTTTGTCCCGTTGCGTTAGATATGGTAAGACCGCATCTATTTCTAATATTGTTTCTGGTATAGCATTGCCTTCTTTCTTCTGGAGTCTTATGAAAGTTATCATCGCTATAAGTTCCTACAGCATTTTTCTTAAAAGAACCGCTAACATATTCTGCCATGAACTGATCTAAGAATTTCAACTCTTCTTCATTAAGCTTTTTTAAGTAATCCATATCAAGAACTTCAGCTCTTGTTTTTGCGTTCAGCCTTGGATTTAACGCTGGATACTTCTCTAAGTCTCTTTTTTTTCTCTGCTTTTTCTGCTTTGACATAATCCCCTAACACTCTATCTAATTCAATTAAACATTCTTTTTTATTTAGCAACAGGGTTTCTTTACCCTTTCTCTTAATATTAATTATAGCATGAAACACTTTAATATCCACAGGATCTTCCGACCACTTTTTGTAGTGGTGATATATATGCTTTGTGTATATTTTGTTGTTGCCGCTTAAGATTCTAAAGGTTTCTTCGTAGTAAGCTAAGTCGTGCCTTCTATCATACTCTTCGTCATCTTCTTGTTTTGCTATTTTTAAAAGCTGATCATTCGTAAGTGCTGACGACCCCATAACCTATAATCCCCACAATTAACGCACCTGCTGTAAAGTAAAACGCACTCTTCCAGAAGTCAGTATTCTCTTGCCTAACTTCTCTATCAGCCATTTCCTGCGTTCTTTTTTGATATACGTCAACTCGTTTGTTAGCTATATCTATTTCAGTTTGTTGTAGTTTACCTAGTTCTTCTAGTAAAAGATTCTTCTTAACGAGAAAATCCTTCTCTAGTACTTCTTTTCGTATCTGTAATTCTTTTTCTTTTGTAAAAAGAATACCATCAAAAGGAACAACATCGCCTTTCTTAACAGTGATCACTTCTTGAGAAAACGCATTAAATGTAATTAGTAATAGCAATAGGTACTTCATTTATCTCCTCGCTTGCTCCAGAAATCCTCTGCAGTTTGTTTATCGTTTACAGGCTGTTCTGTTAGCTGGCTTAAATCAGATTTTACTTCTGAAATCTTTTCAGCAATAACATCCTGCTTTGTTTCAAGTTTAGCATCTTCTATTTTGGTTTCAGATATCTTATCGTTAGATTTTAATTTTTGATTTTGGTTGAAGAGGTATAAAACCCCTCCAACCAATACAGTAATTATTCCAATTACATATTCCATCTATAGCCCCAGTGGTCTAATTTCTTTGAAGTATTTTAAAACTTGTTCAGACTTTCCTTCTTCCCCAGAAAATACAGGTTCAGTAATTAAAGGACACTCAGAAACTTTAGCTAAAACACTGAAGATAAACATGTTAATTTCTTTATCTACCCAACCGTTTAATGTATTGTCGCATTTTAAACTAACCACTTCATCGGCAAATCCGTCCTTAATTGCATTATCTCCAACAGCCCAATACTCATCTCTAACTAATTCAGTATATGTATCTTTACTAAATTTACCATTAGTTCTACTGATAACATACTCGTCCATCTTATTTACCAACTGAGTAATATGACTGATTCTAGAATTAACTTGCTGTGGAATGTCTCCTCTAAAAGAACCGTTTGCTCGGTGTGACATAATAGTAGAGAACTCGGTAACTAATCTGACAGGACTATGTTGTAGGATATGAAACCCCATACTAGCTGCAAAATTAGCAACAACATGAACTGGTCTTCTTAAGGTATTCATGTATTGAATTAAATCTAATCCATCCATAACGCTACCTCCGGGAGTATTTAAAACTAAGTAAATTGGTTCTGAAGCTTCACCTTCTCCTGCAATCTTTTGAAGAGCAACCATAGTTTCTGAAACAGAATTAGCTGTAACAGGTCCAGTTAAACTTACGCAGTTAGTTTTAGTTAAGACAATCTCTTTTGCGTAAACAGAGAAACTCAACATCAGTAAGATGAGCACTTTCATTAATCCTCCTCGGATATTTTTTTGAAGTTGTAGGGATTTACAAATAGTTCTTCTATGTATAAATCTTCTAGGTTCTTATAACAGTATTCTACTGGATCAATATAAGGGTGCATTATACTAACAGGGCAAGTTGCGAAAGATAGATTAACCACAGCTTCAACGTGATCTCTTTTTAAAGTACAGTGTCCCCATTCGTGGTATAGCAAAGCTTTTCTGCCTTCAGGGCTTAAGCTGTCAAATATTGGCTTTGAAACAACTACAGTATTAGTTCTTGGTATACAGTAAGCTGCTGTACCAAATGACAGTTCGTCCTTGAAAACCGTAATCAATCTAAATACATCAGGCTCTACCTTGTACCTATCAGCATCTTCCATGAATTGAACAAAGGTTGTTCTTAGTTCTGGCTCTACATAAATTGGTACATTTAAAACCTTGCTAAACGTAAATAAAAATAAAGTGAATATGATAAAAAGCATAAAACCTTTTATGCACACTTCTACGAATTTATAAAAAAAATTAATCACTAAAATCCTTCGGTTTAATCCTCATCTAATTTTAACACAGGTTTTTCTTTTTTCCCAATCTTTCTCAAGGCATTTTCTTGTTTAGTCTTTTCAGCATGACATTCGTGACAAATAGCTTGCCACTTATCTTCCGTAACAAACAACCTCTTGATAACCTCATCCCAACTTCCAAAGCCTGTTACCGGTATTACGGGGTTTATGTGATCTTTCTTCATATCTTTTCTCCGACAAGTTTTCTTACAAGAAGGACAAATATGAACACCTCTACTAACTCTAGTCTTCTCAATACATATTTCCGAAGGCTTCCAAAATCTACTAGCCCTACGTAAGATAGACATCAAGAAAGATCTAAATCTAGGGTCTTCTATTGACATGATTGGCTTATTATTCTTTTTCTTCTTTTCCATCTCTAACTACCTTACTGTGATTACAGTCTGTGCAAAGCATAATTTTTCCAAAAGGAACATTGAGTTCTTTTAGTTTTGTAGATTTGCAAACATAACAACTATTAGTAATTTTAATTTGTTCTAATGTTGCCTCATTCTTAGCACCTCGTATTAAAGATTCCACTGAAAAGTTATCGGTATTATCTTTTAAATACTTAGAGGTCTTGTCAAAGACTGAACGTAGAGTAGCTAGTTCTTGCTTCAGCCTTTCGTTATCACTTTTTAATCTTCTATTTGCAGCTTTTAATTCCTTTAATGTTTTTTCATTCTCTTCGGTATCGTTATCTTTTCTTCGGCTTCTGCCCATTAAACCCTCTCAATCGCCAAATTTAAAAATGATTCCTTCAGGACTAACCATATTTCTATCTATAAGTATATCATAGAAAAATTTAATACGATCACGTAAAATAATACGAGTAACCATTGGGATTAGCTTCTTGGAAAGAGGGATACTATCCCATAATTCCGGGAACTTAAATCCATTCTCTGTTTTAATTCTGAGTCTACCGTGCGTGTTAAAAGATACATTATTTGATAGCCTTATAAAATATCCCATGTCTGAGATAACGGCTATATGTCTAATAGGATAGAAGTTATTATCGTCACAGAGTACGAGTTCTCCTACCTTGAGGTTTCTTAAATGTTTATTACCGTCTTTAGTAATTACTCGAAGTTCCATCTCTTTTAAAAGTCCACCATAAAGAAATACCAGATTGTAAGTCTATAATACTTTTATTATTATCTATCACAACATCATAGTCTGATTCATCACCCAAGTCATTTTCACTACTATGAGTATCTGTCGAGACTAATCCATTTCTTTTAATTAAAATTAAAGTCGCACCTAGGCTTTTTAAAAACTCTCTTTCATTTCTAAGTCTAGCATCTGCAATTACAAAGTTATCAGAGTTTGTTTTGTCCATCGTCTTCTTTAGGTACTTAAGCCAAACTTCATTATCTACATAATTTCTAATGATGTCTGTACCAACAACTTGCATAAGCTGTCTTAGTGAATTTAACTGCTTGTTAATAAACTCATGACTAATAGCTCTGTACGAATTTTCACTAATAAAAAAGCCATCGTCCTCTAAAATATCTAATAGCATGTAGATATGGTTATGTCCGATAAGAATCGGGCGAGTGAAGGAAGCCTCCTTTTTAATAGGATCGTCTAGATCTTCTCTAGGAATATTAAAAACTTTGCTGCAAATATCTTTGAGTTTATCTGCAAAACTAATCCTTACAAATTTATGGCGTTCAATTAAACCTAACGCTGCGGTATCTTTACCTGATAGTTTTTTACCAGAGATAGCAATAATCATACAACTCCTTTTTGCGTATAAAAGTTCATAACCTGCTCTGCCCACAGAACTATCTCAGGAGAATGTTCTGCAGTTATCTCTGCTCCCAATTCCTCCATCTGATCCTTAGTCAAAGAGCTTGACTCTATTAAGCTAGAGAACACTAGGATATGGAATATCTCATGACGAATTGTTGGTAAAGTAAATCTACTCTTCTTTAAGTAAATGCTATTCTCATCGGGAAGTGTAATAGCTTGAGTCTCTTCATTCTCTTCTTCGCAAGGAAACCTTTTATCAAATACTCTATCAGTTAATAATACAAAATGCCAATTACGACCTTTTATATTTATTGTAATGACTTCATTGTATCTCATGATTCACCTATTTTTTAGCGTTATACGTTCTCATAGCTGCGGCTACTTTAGGATCACCTTTTGCATACCTTGCTAATACTAAAAACAATTCTTCCAAACTTAGTACGTCAAACTTGTTATACTCTTTCATGCAATTCCAAGCTTTAACATTACCCTTCATACACTCATCCCACATGCTAAATCCGGGAAACATCTTATGGTCTTGCTTCTTATATTTTTTGCAGAACTTAGCTGTCATGTGAGCAAGTTTATTTGTGAAAAATCTAAAGTGTTTTCTTGCAATCTTAACCGTATCTATAGTTTTATATGGACTGGGTGGTTCAATCTCATGTTCTATTAAACGATTATTAATCTCTCCATAATCAAAAGAATCCCCGTTTTGCCAAATAACAATATCAGCATCATCTAATAGATCTCGCAAAGGCTGCATAAGCTTTTTATCATTCAGTAAATTCTTTTCATTCCCACGCTGATCTTTATAGATAACTTTATTTTCTGGATCTCCTAACCACTTCGCTGACCAAGAAAGAATAGCTCCATCCTCTATCAACATTTCAGTGCCTACGTTCTGATCATAAGATCCCCATACCCACGCTTTCTTAGGTTTAGTTTCTACGTCTAGTAATAAAACTTTTGGAAGATTCTTTTCCACTTCAGCACCATAAGTATCAATACAGTGCTTAATAGAATTGTGAGATCTTTCTATATTAAAATATTGTTTAAATAGTTTAGCGATAGAATGTCTTGAGTGACCTTTTTTATATTGATTAATTACAAATCTTATCTCAGCTTTAGTCCAGTCAATTTTCATAAATCCTCATTGTGTTAGCTTAGTAGTTTTGTTGGTATGCTCTCTAGCGCACATGAAGTACATGGCAATAGATAACATTACAACTTTCTCTAAAGATTCTCTTTGTTCCATGTCTAAGGTAGGTATCTCTAATTCTTCTTGTACAATCTCTACAACTCTCTCAATCCATTCGTCATTCAAAGAAATTGTTGGGACAGCTTTCTTCTTAGTCATTATATATTATCCTTTAAATATACACAAGTTTTATTGTTGGTACTAAACTTTTGTAATTTAGGTTTACCAAATTTAATTGAATCAAGTTTCTTTTCTAACATTATACTTACACAAGCTGTACTACAACCTTCTTCATATGTTATACAAGTGCCAATAAAAATATCATATTCATTAGGAGAATTTACTGCTGGATCTTTTGATTGAAATACCCAGCTATCACCATATCGCTCAGACGACTGCAGAGTTTGTGACTTGATATGTAAGTTATACATACCCCAACGCAAATCCGGATCAAACGATTTATTTTTAGCTGAGTATATATTTAAGTCTGGTGCTGTAATATTAGTCTTCCCTTGCTCAAGGTATATAAAGTATACACCAAACTCAGCTAGTTTTCCTAACATAATATCATGCTTAATCTTATCTTCATTAACTTGTTTTCTTCTGGCGTATTCATCAACACTAGATTTGAATGACTGCTCTGAAAAATGTTTACAGAGAGTTATGATGTCGCCTTCTAGCACACGATACTTATTCATCTTCCGGACACCATTCTCTTTTCATTTCATAATCTAAATTACGAACGTAGTTTCTAACTTCATCTTTACGAGAGTCATGAACTTGCTTAACTAGTACGTGTTCGTCAACTTCTTTTTCAGTAAGAGGACGAAGGTTCGGCTCCATAAATAACTCAATCATTTTCAGAATATCTTCAGCTTTGTCTGATAGATTTGGATTTACAATTTTTAATTTAGTTTCAATGTTTTGTATTAGCTGACTTCTTTTTGCGAACACACAATCCTCCTAGGTATTCTTTAATTAAATATAACACAACTTTGGGAATTTCAGAGTGTTTAATTGTAAAAGTACTTGACGAAGGTAGTACAAATATTTCTCTATCCCTTGCTATAAATGTCGTCGTTCTTAATTCCATCACGTATCCTTTCAATCTTTGACAAAGTTACTTCAGTAATATCTTTTTTAGTATCGTAAACGATTACTTTAATATTAGTATGATCGACATAAGCATAAGCCATTTCACTCAACGTAAGATACGTCTTATCTACTGTATCGTAGAAATGATAATTCCGGTATCGTTTAATTAGTCTCATCCTCAAACCCTTTATTTCTAATAGCTCTGATGTTATCTAATGCTAACTTAAGTTTAGTCTTATCCTCTGCTTCAAGTTTATCAAACAAAGAATAGTAGATGTTATTGATAGAGTTATACATTTTTCCTAATTCTAATTGCGTTACCACAATGTTTTCGTTTGCATCAGTTGTTACTTTCATTATAATTCCTCGTTTTTTAACAGTGCTATCAATATGCTTAAATTAATATCTTGTTGTTCTTTTTCTGCCGACTCTGCTGCCGACCGTGCTGCCGACACTGTCGACTCTGCTGCCCACCATGCTGCCGACTCTGCTGCCCACCATGCTGTCGACTCTGCTGTCGACTCTGCTGCCAACTGTGCTGCCGACACTGCCGACTCTGCTGCCGACTGTGCTGCCGACACTGCCGACTCTTCAAGTTCTCCATTAATAACTTTTTTAGTCACTTCAATGCAATCTCTAACTTTATTGTCATTGGGAAATTTTTTTTCAAAATTTTCAAGAGCATACTCTGCACACTCTACCGACCATTGCTGTAGAGTTTTTAAGGGTGCAACTCTAATTGCAAGCCATGCTTTATCACTGTAGGGTATGTCATCAAGAGATAATAAATCAGATAATTTAGCATTGTAGTTTGGGTACAGTTTGTCAAAGTTGTCCATCCTATTTTTGCACGGATTAAATGTTTTTATGTACTCATTAGTTATAGTCATTCAACCTCCTAGTAAACTTCCAAAGACATTGTATCATAACTCCACCATAAACAAAGTACACGCAATACTGTAAGCAATAGCGAACATCATCACCTCTTCAAAACTCATAATTCCTCCAATAGTTCACGTTTATCTTTCTTAGTATAATCTATAAACAAAGAAGAATCAACTACATTAGATAAAATATCTACTGTATCAACAACACGTTTGACTAATTTAGTAATACTATGATCATTTTTCCAATCATCAATAATTTTTAATCCAGTAGTTTCAATGACCTTTTCTTTTACTTTTCCGTTTTTAAAATGCTTTATTTCTGTTGTGGTATTTAATACTGCTGGATAAACATAGATCTTATCACCTTCTTGTACTGGTTTATTTTTTACTGCGTCCCATACATCCGTCTCATTCTTACGAGCTTCCTCATCTTCGGAGCAATTTAAAATAGCTTTAGTTATTGTTTTCTTTTGCGACCATCGCTTTATATCTTTTGGATTCTTAGCTTCTTTAATATACTTATTATAAACATCAATTAAATCTTCACACTTATCATCAATAATTAACTTCAGCATGGTCTGTAACATCTCTGACAAAGCCTTTTCTTTCTTCTGATCTTTAATACTAGAACCCTTTAACTTCATTTTTTGACCGTCATACATAACATAGTTTTTTGCTTTTAAAACTAATAAGCATTTATAGTATCCATCATCTTCAAAGCGAATTGTATTTGGATATAAAGCATTAAGTTCTTTTAATAAAGCAAGCCTATCATCATCAGTTAAATCTTTATTAGTAGTAAATGAGATTGAATCGGTATCACAATTGCTAATTATAAATCCTTTATTCTCTGCCCAGTTAACAGCTTTAGTAATAATCTCTCTACCATTTTTAGTAACTTCGGCAGCACCCTCTGGGTAGTTATAGTTTAATCCACTAGCCCCCATAAACCCGTAAGCAGAGTTAATTACAACTTTCTGTGATTGTTCTAAATCTTTATAGTATCTATCTCCAGTTTCTTTTGCTTTCTTCTTATTGCTTAATCTTTCTTTTGTAAAGTACTCTAATGTTGTTATAAAGTTATTATTAAAATCTTTAGATCTAGGACTAATATTATTTTGTAACATGATGCTAGGGTATAAGGAAGCAACGTCAACCTTAAATACATTTCTATAAATACCCGGATTACCAAAACTAATAGCTCCTTCAAATGGGATAGCTTCATCAGCTTTAGCAACCGAATAACCATCTTGCAAGTAAGATCTTACCATAAAAGCATTTAACTGTGAACCAGATGCACTCTCTGTCATAATTTGAAAAGGTTTTGGTATATGTGGGGTAAGATAAAATTTAGCTGGTATCATTAGATCAAAAAGTTTAATAGGGTCATCCGCATCTTCTTCTGCGTATTCAATAATAGCTTTACGTTTTTCTACATCATACCAGTCATCTTTAATTTTAGAAGCATCATAGTGTTGTCTTCCTTCTTTTTCTAACCCTTCAGCTTTAACGATAGCTTTCATACCATAAGATTCATATTTCCTTGCTATATCATAATCAATAGAAACGAAGAACATATCAATAACTTCTCTGCCAAAAATATTAACTCTATTGTACGTATAACTTTGACTACCATCTTTTCTTTTTTGTCTAGACTTATCCTCGATCTCAATCTCACTATAGTCTCTACCAAGAATAAGTGATTCATTTGTTTTAGCTAACATACCTTGTAGGTAGGGTATATCAAATGCTAAAATATTAAACCCTGTAATAATTGAAGGATTAACTTCTATTACCCAATTACACCAATCTCGAATCATATCTTGTGGTGTTTGATATTCCTCTACATTAAATGTTCGCCTAATTGTTTTACCTTGTTTGCGAAAGGCATTAGTGATCAAAAATACAGTTGCATTATTTGGTAAAGAAGATAGACCGTTAGTTTCAATATCAAAAGAAAGAATTGACACATCATTAACTTTCATGTTCTTAAAATAAGTATGTCCATTTTTAATCATGAAAGATTCAGCTTTGTGCATTATTGTATAAAGATTATACTTGTATACATTACTTTTTACAGAAAGAAATTCATCGTAACTTTCATATTCTTTTATATATTTATAATGTTGATTTCCTTTTAATCTTATGCAACCCTTAGAATGTATTGGGGAAAGTACCCATTGTTTATATGGCTCAACCAATTCAATGATTGTTCCATTAATTTCTTGAAAAATATGAGCATTATTATTTTTAATTGAAATATTTACTATGTTTTGTAATTCATTTTTACCATAGATAAGGTTGGTAATATTAGACATTTAAACCTCGTATGTAGATGGTTAGCAACCACCTCACAACTTAAGTATGTGACACCTAGTATTTAGAACAAATCAATATCAGCTTTATCCTTTGCTGACTTTTTGGCATCTCGAAGATCTTTGAGTTCCGATCTTTCGATATCCTCAAGCTCTCTAATATTACCAGTAAGTCCGTCCCAATGCAAGTCTGCTGAAAATAATCTACCAGATCTATTCTTTACGCAGTCAATTGAAAAGAACTTATCAGTCTCGGGGGTACGAGAGCTATACCCCGGTCTATGTATTGTCAAGATCGCAGTACATGCTTGAGCAATTGTAGAAGATCCTTTAGCAGAGTTATAAGATAGCAAAGGTTCGTCAATCGTACTAGACATTTTATTTGGTTGTAAAAATACTAGTACAGCTTTGTTCATATTAATTGCTATCTCTCTTAAACCTTGAATAACTTCCGCACTACTTTGTGTTGGGTCTGAGTATTTGGATTGTACAAGTTCCAAGTAGTCAACAACAATCAAACGGAAACTAACTCCCAACTTCTTTTCAGTATTAATAATAGTCTGTCTCATTTCCTCAATACTCTGTCCGGTTTTAAATACAAACCTAACATTCTTGTATTGATCTGATACAGTCTTTGCAACCTTGTGTTGTTCTTCTTTAGTTCCCTCTTTGTATACTTTATACAACTTATCTCTGTCTAGTTTAGTGTGCTTCTGAATTAGCTTCTGAAACACATCGTACTTTGACATATCAAAACTAAAGAACATAGAGTTATCACCTAGTATTGAAGTGTTGTTAAGGATATTAATACCAACAGAAGTTTTACCAACTCCCGGTGGACCGATGATCCCATACAATCTTCCCACTTGTACATGTAGATTATCATCTAAGCATCGTATACCAAACTTCAAAGTATTCTTATCAATATCTTTTGCATATTGAATAAACAATTCAGCAGTCTCGTCGATGCCATGAACATCCGATTCATCTTCTGTCTTCGCTGCTGGTGGCACTAGCGTTGACAATCTCTGTAGTAGTTCGTCATTAGCTACAGAGTAGACTCCACCCTTCCATGTTGGAGAATATATTTGAGCAATGATATTTTTATATATCTCCCCTTTAGGAAACTTATCCTCACCCACTCTCTCAGCTTGTAGCTCTGCCGCAGATTTTAGAAAGTGGTACGTTTGAGTTTCGTTAAAACCTAGGGACTTAAAGGTTGAACCTAATATCATTAGAGCATGACTTCGTTCACCTTGTTCAAAGAATCCTAGAGACAATAGATATTTTTCTGGAGTTAGAAACTTCGGCTTGTCTCCCCAACCAACCTCAGAAATATCATAAGCAACTTTAATCTTAGCAGTCAATTCAACCTTTGGAGAAGAAGCTTTTAGTTGATTGATCTTAGCGTTTGTTTTTGCATCTGTAAATATATCTTTGAGAGCATAAACATTATCCCAAGAATCTTTTGCTGCTTCTTTAATCTCAGCAATACTAGCATCATCCAAACCAGAAAAGTCTAGTGGGGTTTTGTATAGTCCTGTATCTTGATGCCTACTCAATGGAAGTCTAAGTATTCTATTAGCATTGTAAATCTGTCTATCCAAAGTACTCAAACCTTCTCCAATGTTCAAGCATACATTCTTGACTTGGGTTGGAGTGAATAGTTCGTTTGTAAAATTTACTTCAACTTGAAAACCTTTCTTTCCAGAAAAGAATAGTGCAATGTCAGATGCCTTGAGTCCGTAAACAGTAGCTAGTCTTTTACATAAAGTACTAGCATCACTCTTAGCAGCTTCCAAGTTATCAGCACTATCAAAATCCCAATAGAGTTTATTAGTCACAGTATCAGTAATACCTGCAACAGTACCTGTTTTTTTGAATGTATTATATTGCTCATCGTTATATAGAAATGCAGAGATATAATAATCTTTAGTAAGGTCAACATTCTTATACAGATCGTTATCAACTGGTACTAACATACCTTTATCTTGCACTCCCTTACAGATGCGAATATAATTCATGCTCACGTATCCTCCATATTATTACTCTTTAATTTTAGCAACTAATCTTTTAACAAAAAACTTAGGAATCCTATCCATACTTTTTTGAGCATCACTTACTTGATCTTCCGAAAGCTTACCAGATGCAATCATTCTTTTGTACTTTTCATCAGGTGCTTCAAGTTCAATAATTGTACCTTGTCTTACAGCGTCCAGTACTTCTGGCTTTGCTGTTACCTTGATGTAGTATCTAGGCTTTTCCTTTGGGTCATCTGGATCTTTCCTTGGAGCTTCTAGAAATTCTCCGAAATCTCTTCGTATCACTTTTGGTTTTTCACTCACGCTGTCCTCCTTTTATTACAGATCAATTTCAGTACTTACATCGCCAGCAACATTGACTCCTAGCTTTGTAGTGGGTTTAGTTGAATCTGTCTTTGGTTTATTAAACGAAACCGTTTTCTTTTTCTCTACTGTCTTTGCTGCTTCTTGAGTAGTAGTTGCAGCCGCTAAATTGGTAGCGGCAATAAAACTTGCAGCCGATTTAATCCCAATCTCAGGAGACTCTAAATCAGCCTCTGCCATATCCTCTGTTGGGATTGAGAAGGTTTGTATCAACGCATATTTTAATGCAGCAGATAAAGCTTTGTTTGTAGCTTTATCTCCAGAGTCTAAACCCTCTGCAGGAATAGGTCCGATAGTAACTTTAGAACCATCTTCCGCAAAGAAATCATACTCCATATAAATAGTAACGTGCTTATCTGTGCCCGACTTACCAGAAGATCTTACGACTTCTTTTAACTCATGAGTTTCCATTACGCATCGAGGAGACATGAACACAGCATGTTTTGTAAGTGCTGGATAGAGTGCGTTAACGAATTGATCAATACCTCTGAACTTAAATCCCTGCTGAGTATTCTTTTGATCTTTGCCAACTGCTCCAACATCCTTCATTACTTCGGACATCTTCTTGTAAATTAATGGTGCTGACATTCTACCTCCCTGCGTTTTCCTTTTGGTTTAGTACTTCCAGATCCGCATCCTTTTCTTTTCTTAGCCATTAAATTACCCCCATTTTTAGTCCAAGTTGTTTTCTAAATTCTAACAAAGTTTCTCCAAGAGAATTTTCAATAGACGATTCTAGAATTTCAACAGAGATTGATCCATCTGTATTTAGACTAGCATCTACATGAGCTACTAAAGTATCTCTTCCATTAAGTTTAACCATCACAACATTAGGATTCAAAGCTACTCTCTTTTCTTTCTTAGCTGGAGCAGCATCTTCTTGTTCAGAAGTTCCATCCAGTAATTTAATCAAAGAGTTTAAATCATCTTGTGTTAGTTTCTTAGCATGAGATCCAGCATCAAACCCTACAGACTGTACTTTCTTTACAAAGTCCCCGACAGGCTCTCCCCTTTTCTTAGCTAGTTCCCCAACTGTCATTACGTAAATTGACATCATCCCTCCTTTTCTTTTTGGTATATGTCAGAATTAAAGTATCCGCTATGGCAATAAGTATAGTACTCACATTTTCTACCAAAAGCATAGCATGACTTTTTATTTTTCTCGAACTGATTATCTTTTATTTTATCTAGAGTCACAACAAATTTATTCAGAACCTCTGATCTTCTATCTTCACTAATCGTATCAATTATTATTTGTGTTTTGTAATTCTTTTTATTCAAAGTTAGATAGCCAAAAGAAGTAATGTCCGAATAGCCGCAAGCGTATAAGGCTAGTTGATCTTTCGTTTGAACTGCGTTCTTTGAATAAGCTTCACTAGTTGTTTTATTATCGAGCAAAGCGTAGTGTAGTTTTCCTGTATCATCTTTTATACTGGCAATTAAATCTATCTTACCATAGATGCTATCATCAGTAGGCTCTCCGTTTTCGTCGTAACCTACAATGTTTATTTCTTCTTGAATAGAAATAACCTTTTCAATCTTAGGAAAGATATGAGTAAAGTAAGCGTCTAAAAGTTTGATGCCTTTCTTTTTCAAAGAGATAAAGTTCTGTTGTGCTAAGGGAAGGTTAGTCTCCTGTGCAGATAAGAGACTAACATCCAAGTCAGACTTATAGTATTCGATGTTGCTATCTCTGTATTTTTCCCATTCGGAATTAAATACTTCATGATAGTTCAAACTACCAGTAAGCATGTCGTTCAATGCTATATCAAGAGCATTGCCAAAGCACAAAGCAGAACTTTGTAATGACGATCTGTACCCTTCAACATAATGCAGATAGTATTTGTATGGGCATTGTTCGTACTTCTCCCTTGCAGAGAAACTCATTCGTGTCATTTTGCATCACCTAAATCTTTACCACACTCAGGGCATACCCAGAATTTAAGCGTGTTAGATACTACATTAATATATTTTTTTTCGTGTCTACAAACTTTTAAATTCGACGTATCTTTTTTAGAAAACAAATGTCTTACAAGAACACCATTAGTTAATGCCAGTTCACCATCAATACGAATCTTATCTAGGAAATCAAACCATGCCCATTCATCAGGTTGATTGTATAGAAACCATTGCCACAACTCATTTGTTGTCATTTCATCTTCATAACCATACGGATTCTTAAGGACAAATTCTTTTTCAACCATACAAACCTCACGTATTTAAGCCTAGAGATCTTAAGTGAGCTTTGACTTGTTCCTTTTTTGTCTTCAGTTCTGAGTCACTCAGAGCTGGAAGCAATCCCTCAATGAGAGTCTCTAAAAGTTCTTCCGATACAAGGTATTCTTCTAACACTTGTAAAGTTAAATCAACTTGAGTTGTCCCCTCTTCTTTGTTTGAAAAGATTGTATAAGATTGTTTAGCATTGATATCTTTATCAATAAGATCTATACTTTCTTTTGTAAGAAATACTTGTCTTGTAATTACTTTCATACGCCTCCAATTAATCTAATCAATTTAATTAATAGTCCAGCTATTAATATATCTGATATAATACCACACACAAACGACTTGCCCAAAGATAAGCCAATTACCTTATGAAAAAACACAATCATCAATCCTCCACGTTAAAAGTAAACACAAATACTCGGTGATTTGTAAAAGACTTTAATAATAACTTTCGGTTAGCTGAAATTAGTATTTCAACTTGCTCGGTCATTTCTGGAAAGTAAATTACATTACCCGCAAATTTATCTTTAGTTACAAGATGTTGCGTTATAAATTGAACACCAATCATTTCTCCCCCTCCTTATCGTCGGTTATAAAAAGATTACCGACTGTAATAATAGTACCAACGATTAAATATAAAACCGCTTTAATAATAAAGCCAAGAACGTGCATGCCAACAAAGACAGCAGCAAAAAATAAACCTGCAGCAATTGAGAATTTAAAAATCGAAATAAGAATATTGACTATCAGCATAATGCCTCCCTAATTTAGAGCCCAGAGTGCAGCCCCTGCTACCCCCCTAACCAGCTAGTACCCCTAGTAAATCCACAGCCTCCGTCACGTACCGCATACCATTCTTGGTACACAACTTTAAGTGTTGTGACATTGGCTCAAACAGTATGGTCTTGTTCGTTACAATCGCTATTGTATTGGATAACTTCTGCTGCTTCTTGGACACAGCATCAACTTGCCAAGCCCTCTTATGGTATCTCGCTTTCTTCACCTCGATCAGTAGCACCTCACCATTTTTCATAGCAATAATATCAACACCTTCCGCCCTCTCGTCCTGTTGCTTATTCAACTTGAAGCCTAGCTTCTTCAGCACTCGCCTAACTTCTAACTCCTCTTTATTTTTCACGCTGCCCTCCTAATAATTTCATAAGACTGGATATATTGATATCACACTTCCTTACTAATTCTTTAAGGCATTGTTCTGTAACGTCTTCTCCTGTAGAATGATGCGTAAACTTTATGTTATGTCCAGCATCAATTAGCTCCTTGCACTCCATTAAATTCACGTATCTACTTACATGACTAGAATATAATTTTCTATTCTTGTAATAGGTAATATTAATATTCATCTAACAACCTCACCTACTTTCTTATATCCACTTCTAATTGCATTTTCTTGATCAGTTCTAACGATCATATAGTCCATGTTATAGTCCTGCTTGTTCAACCAATACAACGCTCCATACATTGTTTCAAATCTAGGACTAACCTTTCTTCTTCCCCCAAGTTTAATCTTCCTAGGAATTTGATAACATATTATAGCAACATATCTAGGTTTTTCAAACTTAACATCTGGCAATGGGATATTTGATATTGGATTCTTATTACTCATAATTAAACTCCTCTTCTTTTTTAATTAGTGCCGTTGCTAGTAACGTATTGTTTTCATAGATGAAATACCTATCTCCGAACACTAGCTTTTGTGTATGCTCTAATGCTTTAGTAAAGCTATCAAATACATTTACTTCTTTTGTACTATTTCTAATCGTTACAAATTTAATCATGTTAGTTCTCCTTCAATTTCTTTTAATTCATTTATCAATGTTTGTAGAAACGTAACCCCTTCTTGCTCATCGTCGTCAAGGTGAACTGTCTCTACTTCGTCTAAGTTAGCTTGCAATTTTCCTATCACTTCATTCAATTTTATTTTTGTATTCATAGAATCTCCCCGCATGTTGGACAATAATATTGAGTATTCTTATCAACTGTTTCACCACAAGTCTTACAAAGATCTTCATCGTCTTCAAAAGCCTCATCCCAAACATCCGAGTAAGCCGATGTTACTAATGGTTTAGTAATAATACCTTGAGTATCTGCTACAACTTTGAATTTACATACTCGCATCTTAGTTCCATTATAATCTGTAGGTACTGCCACTACATCAGCAGGATCAACTTCAACGTCTACTACCTTACTACCAAAGTCCTTAGCATAACTCATTGTGGCAACATGTAATCCAAATGAACAAGTGTTGTTTGGATTGTCGTCCACTTGACTGCGTGGTAATTCTACCACAGCACCAATGCTATTGTCCATTGTTCCTGTGTGTTTGTCTTTATAATCTTCTCTTACTGCACGATAAGCTATGAAGTTTCCTTCCGTTGTAATCGGGTGTCCGTTATGTTCTAAGAACTTGAACAACATCTGTCTACTGTTAAAGCTAGGATTGTTTCGTAGCTTTCTCCAAAACTTTAGCAAAGGTTGAAAAGGTAAATTGTTGTCGTAAAATTCTAACACTCTTGTAGACAATGAGTTAGGTAAAGCCTCGTCATCTAAGTAAACTAATCCATGGCGAACATCAAAGCCTCTGTCTTTTAAATCCTTTGCAACATCAAGTAATGGAATGATGTCTTCATACTTACCTTCTCTTAGTAGAGGAATAATCTTGTCATACCTACCATCGGCACGATTAATTACAGTAGTGTTGCCATTAAAGTTAAGAATTAAACTGTCAGATAAAATCATGTAGTTCATTTTATTCTCCTAATTGTTTGTTAATTTCTTCGATAATAATATTAGCAGCTTCTGTTGTTGTTACATATAGCAATGCTTTCATCAACGGACACTTAGCTCTTAAACTTTCTTCTAACTTAACAATCGCTTCATGTTCTGCTTTGAAAGACTTATCAGTGTTCAACAAGTAATCTCTTAAATCTCTGTTAGGAACTTTGTTTAAGTGCGATAGCTTTTTAATTGACGAGTATAACTTAAAAGATAATCCTAAAGCTTCGTGCTTTCTCGCTAGTAGTTTAGCTTGCGCTTCTTTTGTTGTCAAAAGTTTTTTAGTTAAATCTTTCATGTTGCACTTAGGAATTTCATAAACCTCGTAGAAATTAAATAGACGAACATCCATACTTTCTTCCCACAAGATTGCTTCTCTAGTATCATCGTTTACATCTCGCATCTTACACTGATGTCTACCATAAGAGCTTCTCGAAAAAGCCACACTATCGCTTGTCGCTTTCTTTACTTTAACACCTTTAACTAGTGGCGGCAAAGGTAAACTTTCTGATTGAATAATCTTAGTAAACAATTCTTTTTCAAAGGGAAGATCTTCTTTAGAAATTAACACTGTTACTTTTTCACTCAACACATAATGATTCAATCGTCTAGCTAAAGTTCCTGCATTTGTTTCCTTATCTGTTTTAATCAGCACCACTTCGTTTAAATAAACTCCACTGGAGATACCTTGTTCGACAACAAAGGTCATGCTACGTCTTTTCTTTCTAGGAAAACGTGTATCAAAATTTCCTTTAATCAGTCTCAAAGTACCAGACTTTAAATAGTGATTATCAGAAATCTTTAGTTCAATATTCTTAATCTCATATAAACCTGAGTATACATTTTTGTGAGCAAGTTTATCTTTGATATCTGCTATATCAAGAATCTCATTCTTCTTTTGCTGAATTAATTGTTTGCATTTTTGTTTCATAGCCTCATGCTTTTCTTTGTTCTCAATAGTATCCTGAATGTTTTCCCTTGACGGAGAAAGTTTAAAGAATCCGTTAGGAACATTAATAACAACTGTAGTATCTGATGCGGCAGCGTTAAATCTTGCCCAGTAATTCTCCTCATTAATCATTTCATATTGTATCCCGTCAATCAAATAAATTGTCTGACTATCTCTATTAGTTTCGTAGATAGACATAACTCCTAATGAAGCCACAGGTTTATATTGTTTTATTTCACCATGCGTCACACCTTCAAACACAATATCTTCTTGCCAAAACATTACGCAGCGTTCAACCCCTTTCTTAAACTCATCTATAGATTGTCTCTTCACTGGAACAGAAATCTCTACGCCATTCGCTTCGCTCGTTGGTTCAGTTGAGAGCAAGTCACATCCGCCTTTTTCTTTTGTCATGTAACATAAGTAAGTGTACTTCGTTCCGTTATAATAACTCACTACTGTGAAGCTATCGGTATAAGAGAAGGCAGACTTCGCACCGATACCAAAGCCACCAGTCTGCGTGTTAGTATTTCTTTTAGTAGACGATCCATAGTTTACAAAGAT